CTCATCTATTGCGTATATCACCCTTCTGGTTTTGTCGTAGTGCCAGCGAACGAAAGCAAACGGATCGGCCCCATACCCCCAGTCAATACCCTGGCGGATGTTGTCGAAGTGTTTGATTTCCTCGTCTGTAATTGTTCTGAATACAAGGTTGTCGAACGGCACCACTCCAGACCCTATAGGTTCACCCAGCCAGACGTGTCGATATTTCCTCTCGTTCTGTTCTTTGAGTATTTCAATCCGTTGCAATGTTTGTTCCGCGATATACGGGTTGTCGCGGTAGTCCGAATGATGCACAAAATATATGTCCGGCAGGAAGGCGCTCTCGAATTTTTTGTTGCACCAATTAGATTTTCTTTTTGGCGGGTTGTATGAGAAAAAAACCTTGTATGGATACCCCGTTTCCTCTCTGACTACTGAATCAACCAGAATCTCTATATCTTCCTCTTTCTTGAATTCTGCAAGCTCCTCAACCCAGAGCCAGGTATAAGGAAATTCCTCTGATGCAAGGGATTTAATTCGTTCTGGGTCGTCTGCCCCAGCGAAGAGGATTTTGTTCCCTCTAGGCCGGTAGACTATCTGCATCGGCGATACCTGAAACTTAAACTTATCATATACCCCGAGCATTCTGGCCGCCCATTTAAATTGCTCAAAGACAGAATCTCTCAAATATATACCGTATCTTCTGACCACCAGCCCGTTGATAGGATACTTCATCGTTGCAACCAGGCGGTTGATACTGATTTGTGCGGACTTTCCGGAAGAACGACCACCTTTCAGGACGTAGTACAGATACCGGTCTGACTTTGTTGCCTTCCAAAAATCTCTAAAGGCCGGCAGGACCACTTTGCTAAGTCTGACTTCACTTTTCATGCTATCACTCGATGTCGTCAATGATTTGTACGCCGGTGATGTCGAGGTCGACGCTTTCTTTGAAAAGTCCGTATCTCTTTCCGAGAAGTTCTGCTGCTTTGTTGCGGTCTTTCGGATCAACCTGCTTGAGAATTTTCTTTGCCCTGCTTTTGTAGTTGCCGATGTTTTCAACTACAATGGCCTCTTCCTGAATTTCGCCTCTCATTACGGCAGTGAGGTACTCGAGGACTTCGTCCTGCGTGGCGATCCGTTCGGACTCCTTTTCAGCGAGCCGTCGCTGGATGTACTTCTGTATGTATGGTTTTGACAGGTTTTCCTGCCCTATCTGCCTGGCTGTCTTTTGGCTGTATCCCGCTTTTCTAGCGGCGTCTGTTGCATTGAGAGATATTATATATTCATCACAGAACACTTTCTGTTTTTCGGTTAGTTGAATTTCTTCTTCCTGTTTTTCTTCCACCTCATTCCGGTGCTGCCAGCAATATTTAGAGTCGCCGACAGCATCCCTGGTACACTGTTTTCCTGTTGTTGTCAAAGCCTGACACTTCACTGGCAACACCCCTTTCCTTGGATTTTCCTGGAGCCGGCAACAGGACTCGAACCTGTAACCTACTGCTTACCAGTCGAGATAATCCGTAGCCATTTTTATTCCTGCCTTCTGTCCGTTTTTTGCAGGTTTCAATCTTAAATTAATGGTTGCCCGTCCTTCTTTTAGCTCTGAAGATGGAATGTAATAACACTTATCTGTGGTTGCATCATAAACGGCAATCCAGTCTAAATCGTCTTCTGTATATTTTCTATCTACCCAATTATTTGTAGAGCGGCATTTTACAATAATAACTTCACCATTTGATTTTGTGTATTTACATTGAACTCGTTCTAGCTTTCCTTTTCTTAGGATAATCAAATCATATGGCCAATCTTCTCCTATCGGTTGAGCTACTTTATACCCACTTTTTAATGCATCTACCAAAACCATAGCTTCTCCAATGTCGCCTTTGCTTTTACTGTCCGCCATACCTAATAAACACCTCCCTCATTATAAAGGCAGTTGCTCTACCAGTTGAGCTATACCGGCAAAAGAAAAGCTCCCGTTTGGGAGCTATATAGGAGGAGCAGGCAAAAGTATGGGGGAAAAAGTATGGGGGAATTTGAATATGAAGTGAGGTGAATAGCTTGATGGCATGCCGCCCATCTTGCTTAATTTGCTAGTTTAATAATAACATAATATAAATAGGACATTCTAGGACATAATAGGACATCTTTTTATTTTTCTACCACGTACTCTCTTTTCATTGGAATAACTTCCTCTATGAAATCCTCCGGTACCTTATCAAAGTCCTGCATATGCTGTGCTACCAGATACACTCTCCGGCCTTTTTCCCAAAGCATACCTTCAAC